TAACTGTAAGCGGTAAAACATCTGATTCCTACCTTAGATAAAGCTGTAGCCCCTTTACTACTCTATAGAGAGCTTTTACAACAGTTACAACAATTACCTAGCACGGCCTCACCCAATAAACACTCGGTTTTCTTCGGGTAATTGATGTCGACACGACGCATTACCACGCATTACCCGACGGCATCACTCGCACGCGCGCTCAAAAAAATTGTTGACTTCTAGTGTACCTCAGTGCACTGTAGCCTTTGAGCGTGGCCCTAACACAAAAAGTTAAAAACTACAACCCAAAAACATCGGGTGTGGTATGAAAACCTTGTATCAGACGCTCGTTGAAGACGGTCTCGTTGAACCCGCGGCGTCGCAAGTGCCCGCGGCTTCTGAACCTTTAGATCCGACGCTCAGTGGTCAGGCATTCGCGCAGGCGGTGCTCCAATCGCAGGAGTTCCGCATGTATATCATCGAAGGTCTGATGGAGCGCGACCTGCCGCCCGCTGTCCTGTGTCGTCTGATGGATCACGGCTGGGGCAAGCCTATCGAACGTGTTGAGGTCAGTGACCCGACGCGTTTGGACGAAATGACGCCTGAACAGCTTGAGGCGCGTGCACTGCGCCTCGCTGAGATGGCTCGTTCTATTCGTTTGGCGCCGTTGAACGATACCACGGTTCACTGAGTTAATCGCTGCTGTTGAGGTAGGGGTAAGTTCATTCCTGTGATGTCGAAGACTGCACTGCTTGAGCTTAACGCGGAACTATCTGCCCGTGAGATAGACGCTGCGCAGCGTGGTCTCCTCCCGTTCACGTGTTACACCAAACGTGATTACGAAGTTAACTGGCATCACGAGGTTGTCGCAGCTAAGCTCGATGAGGTTGTTGCGGGCACGTGTCGTCGCCTGATGATCCTTGAGCCGCCTCAGAATGGCAAGTCAGAGCAGGTCTCGCGCCGTTTCCCCTCCTTCGCACTAGGGCGTAAGCCGAACCTCCGGATCATCGCCTGCAGCTACGGTGACACGCTCGCCCAGGACATGTCGCGCGACGTGCAGAAGATTATTGACTCGGCAGAGTATCGAGCGGTCTTCCCGAAGACGCGCCTCGCTGAGTCTCGGGACACCGAGAAGCGCACGCAGGGCCAGTTCGACGTGGTTGGCCATAGGGGCTACTACATCGCGGCCGGCGTGATGGGTGCCATCACGGGCAAGACAGCAGACATTGGCATCGTGGACGACCCGATCAAGAACAGAGAAGAGGCGGAGTCTGAGACCTATCGCGACAGGGTGTGGGATTGGTACACGTCGGCGTTCATGACGCGCCAGTTCGGCAGTACAGGCGCGATCATCATCTGCCTCACGCGGTGGCACGAGGACGACCTTGCTGGACGTCTGTTGGCCCTTGCGGCCAGTAACCCGGATGCTGACCAGTGGGACGTCGTATCGCTGCCTGCTATCGCCGAGGTCGCTGACGAATACCGCGCAGTTGGTGAGGCCCTCTGGCCTGCGAAGTACCCGTTGTCTGAACTGCGCCGCAGGCGCGCCGGAATGGGCGAGTATGACTGGGCGGCTCTCTACCAGCAGCACCCTGCGCCAAGCGGTGGCGGGTTGTTTAAGGAGGAGTGGTTCGCTGACCGTTTCGTGGACGCGGCGCCCGTGGTCGCGCGCAGAGCGCGTGGCTGGGACACGGCCGCGACGGATGGTGGCGGCGACTACACGTGCGGCGTGAAGATCGCGGAGTCGGGCGGGATCTTCTACGTCGAGGACATCGTCAGAGGCCAGTGGAGCCCTGCACGGGCTGAAGCGAACATGAAGCTGACCATCGAGCTTGACGGACTCAACTGCGCACAGCGCGAGGAGAAGGAAGGTGGCAGCGCGGGCAAGACCGTCATCGACGCGCGCACGAAGACCTTGGCCGGGAAGGACTACCAGGGCGTGACTATCTCGGGCAGTAAGGTGACGCGCTCGAAACCATTCCGGGTGCAGTGCGAGGCGGGCAACGTGCGCATCGTGCGGGACAAGGGCAAGGGCGGCGTCGAGGGCAAGGGCTGGAACGCCGACTACGTCAAGGAGCTGTGCGGGTTCCCAACGGCCAACCACGACGACCAGGTAGATGGGTCAAGCTGCGCGTTCAACGCCGTGCTGCTTGAGCCGCCAGCGTTCGACCCGCAGGCAGCTGGCATGATCACGAGTGCGACATGGTAAAACGCTTCTTCTCCTCACGCGGCGACTCAACGGTGGCGATCCTCGACCTGATCCTGGCGATCGCCGCGATTGGCGCGGTGCTCGTTGCGCTTTGGAGCTGACGATGGACCTCGAGAAGCTCAAGTCTGTTGACCCTGCGACCGTCGCGAAGGTGCTCTCGCTGCTGGCCGACGCCGTGCACGCGGACACGACGCTGCTGCCCGACCTTGTCGACCTGGCGCAGGGCAAGGCCAAGCCGATCGATGTCATCAAGCGGCACCCGGCGCTGGCGTTTAAGCTCCTGATGGAGCTCGGGGCTGGTGGACTCGAGCAGTTGGTCGGGGCGCTATGACGGTGAAGGCCGTGCTCACGTGCCCGCGCTGCGGGATCGCCAATGCGGTCAACACGCTGACGTGCTGGAAGTGCAAAGGACACATTGGCTGAGGAGACCAAGACGAACGGCAGCGAGGCCCTGGCCGGTTACTCTGACCTAGAGGAGGCCCGCGCGCTCGAGCGCCAGTTCAAGGCCCTCGAGGCCGACATCCTGCTCGCCCGCTCGACCTTCTTCCGCCAGGCCGGCATCACGTTCAACGGCGCCCGCGACGAGTACGCGGTGCTCGGGTACGACCGCCTCATCACCAACGGGCAGTACCGCGCGGAGTACCTGCGCGGCGGTCTCGCGGGCCGTGTCGTGGACGTCATGCCAGACGCTTGTTGGCGTGGCGACCCGCCGATGGAACTCATCGAGGACGAGGACCCTGACGTCGACACGCCGTTCGAGAAGGCGTGGCAGGACTTCGACACGAAGATGCAGGCGTGCAGCAAACTGCACCGCCTCGACAAGCTCTCGCGCCTGAGCCAGTTCGCCTGTCTGCTGCTCGGCGCAAAGGGCGAGCTTGAGACCGAGCTGCCGCGCGCCGACAAGCGCGGCCTCCTCTACCTGATGCCCTTCTCAGGCGGCGGTGGTCCCGACAACGGGACCAACCAGTTCAACAACCGAATCGCCTACGACTTCGGCGACTGTAGCATCTTTGAGTACGACACGGATCCGCAGAGCGAGCGCTTCGGACTACCGAAGTCTTACCAACTGAAGCGCACCACGATCGCCTCGCCCGCCTTCGGGCGCCCCGTGCACTGGTCGCGCATCATTCACGCCGCTGAGGGCGTGCTCGACGACGACGTCTACGGGCTGCCCGCCCTCGAGCGCATTTGGAATCTCCTGATCGACCTGCGCAAGGTCACGGGCGGCGGCGCCGAGGCCTTCTGGCTGCGCGCCAACCAGGGTCTGCACCTCGACATCGACAAGGACATGGGCCTCGCCGACGCGAAGGACACGGTCGCCTCGCTCAAGGAGCAGGCCGAGGCCTACAAGCATCAGCTCACGCGCTTCCTCAGGACGCGCGGCGTGACAGTCGAGACCCTCGGCTCGGACGTCGCGAACTTTAGCAACCCCGCCGACACCATCATCACGCAGATCGCGGGCGCCAAAGCCATACCGAAGCGCATCCTGACGGGCTCGGAGATGGGCGAATTGGCCTCGTCGCAGGACCGCGATAACTGGCGCGACCAGGTCATCGGGCGCCAGCAACAGCACTGTGCGCCGAACCTCGCGCGCAACCTCGCCGACCGGTTGATTACGTATGGGTATCTTCCCGAGCCGCAGAAGGGGCCGCTCGCCTACCAGGTCTCGTGGAAGCATTCGCAGGTGATGACGGAGGCGGAGCTGGTGGCCGGGGCGCAGGGCTGGGCGGACGTCAACCAGAAGATGGGCCTACCTGTCTTCACCGCCGATGAGGTCCGCGAGAAATGGGCAGGCAAACCGCCGCTCACTGACGACCAGAAGAAGCAGATGATTGCTGACAAGGAGGCTGCGACGCCCGCGCCACCGCCGCCAGCACCCGGTGCTGAGCCCGCGGTGCCTCAGGATGCACGCGCGGCCGAGGACGCCGAGATGGTGCGCGTGCTGGCCGCAGCGATTGACGCGGGCAACACGGAGGTGGTGGAGCGCATCATTGGGCTCGGAGACATTCCGGGGCACGAGTTCCATGGGAACCAGCACACGTCGGCAGCCGCAGCGCATGAGACAGCCGCGCACGCGCACGAGACGGCAGCCGTAGGTAACATGTCCTCCTCAGCCGCAGAGAAGGCGACCAAGGACGCGAGCAAGGCCTCTGATAAGGCAGCAAGCGGGACAGCGTACGTCAAACGGCCAGACGGTCTTCGTGAACACAACAAGGAGACGTCGGCCGGGAAGGCTATCCACGCAGCGTATCAGGCGCGTGAGAGCGAGAAACGTTCTGAAGCCGCTAGGGGTCCTCAGGCAGCAAAGTCAGCGCTCGAGAGTCGGGTCAAGTATCACCAAGAGGCTTCCGGGCACCATCGCGCGCAGGCAGAGGAGCATCGTAGGGCTTCGATGCGCTCGGCGCAGTCCGGCCCCCACACCTATGGCACCACGCAGGTGCAGCTCCCGCCTGACCTCGCCGAGAAGCTCTTCGCCATCGGTTACAGCATCCCTACCGCTGACCTCTACGAGCAGGAGGGCGGGCGCGAGACCGACGCGCACATCACCGTGTGCTACGGGCTGCAGGAAACGGTCGACGAGGGCAAGCTGCATGCCGTGCTGGCGCGCCTCGAGATCCGCTACGCGGCGGCGGTGTTCGGCAAGACCGCCGTGTTCGAGACGCCTGACTATGACGTCGTCTACGTCACGGTGGACAGCCCGGACCTCGAGCGCCTGAACAACGCCATCGACGCGGGGCTGCCGGTGCGCGTCGCGGACTACCCGAAGTACGTGCCGCACGCCACAGTGGCCTATGTCAAGGCGGGGCGCGGGCAGGCGTACGCTGGGCTGAAGGACATGGACGGCGCGACGTTTAAGTTCGACAGCGTGGTCATGGTGACGGCGGACGGGGCGAGGACGGAGGTGCGGATTGCTTAGCGCGCACCCGCGGTACCTCGGAGACGCTCCAGGGCATGAGTTCCATGGCAATCAGTGGACACCGGGCAGCGGTGAGGGCGGTGGCGTGACGCGACGCCCAGACGGCGCGCCCATCGTCCAGCACCCAGTGAAAGGTGGCCTCGCTGAGAAGAGGGGTGTCAAGCTAGGCTCTCGCGTCACGTATTTCTACCGCGCACCAGGCGACGACCTCGGGCACAGGGGCTCGGGTCGCGTCGTCGGGTTCGTGGCGAATAGGGGCAAAGAATTCAAGATCTCCATGCAGGATGTTGTCATTCGCGACGGGAATGACATTAAGTTCGTCGCCGAGAAGAACGTCAGTGCGATGCGGAAACGCGTGTTAGAGGGCTTAGATCCTGACCGCGCCGCCCGCCTCCTGGTCGCTGCCATGCGGAGCCTGGGCGACGTGCCGGGGCACGAGTTTCACGGGAATCAGTGGACCGCTGGCGAGGGTGGCGCCGCCGTCGACAGACTGAAGGACAAAGAGGGCTACGTGCCCCTACGTCACTTCATGGAGCCGGCGCGCACGAACGTGGCACCCCTCGTGGACGCGGCCATCGAGTCTGACAAGGGCGCCGTGCGCACGGTGAGCCTGACCGAGAAGTTCAAGACGGAGCAGGAGATCGTCGGTGGCGACAAGGTTAAGAAGATCGCCGACAGCTTCAGCGCTGAGAAGTTTGGGCAGTCGACGCACGATCTGCCGCGCTTCGCCAAGAACAAGGAGACTGGCGAGCTGACGCTGACGGACGGCAACCACCGCGTGGTCGCTGCGCTGCTGCGCGGCGAGAAGAACATCAAGGCCGTTGTCGTCGTGCTGCCCGCCGCTAAGTTTAAGACCGCTGAGAGTTTCCGAGCGGCGCGTGCCGAGACCCCCCTCCACCGCGTCGCCGACGCCCACGAGCCCAAGCTCGCCGCCGCCGTGCGCTACGCCTTCGCCCTCGGTCGCCGCTCCATCGACAAGGCGCACCTGCGGAAGCTCATCGCCGCCCGGGCGCCGCTCGGCGAGGTCGTGATGCCCGCTGCCAACGTCGTGGCGCGGGCGCTCGGTGATGTCCTGCCGGTGACGCTGAGGCGCGTGGCGGCGGAGGGCGGGCGCGTGGCGGCGGAGCAGCTGGTGAGAAGGCTGCGGGCGGCGGGGGACGTCGCGGGGCACGAGTTTCATGGGAACCAGTGGACGAGCGGCTCGATGTCGACGGGTTCAGACCACTCGCGCGAGAGCCTCGACAAGATGCAGAAGCAGGTAGTCCAGCGCATCTCAGAGCTAGAGTCAAAAGGTCTTGACTCGCCTGAGAATCACGACTATGCGGCGCTTGCGCACATGGACACGGCCATTTCGCTGCAGCGTGACGCGCCGTTGAGCCAAAGACAGTATATCCGTTCGGCTTTCGTGCACGACGAGCATGGAAACGTAGTAGCGGCAGGCGTAGCGAAGACCTCGAAGGACAAAAAGACCGCCGAGGTCTTGAACGTCGGCGCTACACAGCGCGGTGCGGGCAAAGCGGTGATGGACAGTCTGCACGAGCAGCTTCGCGCTCGTGGCGTGAAGCGTGTGGAACTGACGTCAACCGCTCGTACTTTCTACGAGCGCGCGGGCTATACCTACGACGAGACGTCGCATAAGATGGTGAAGGCCCTCGAGGACTTCCGCACCGCCAAAGGCCCCGACCCCAAGACCAAGGTCACCTTCACCTTCAACGCTGTCGACCAGCGCGCCGTCGACTGGGCCGACCACCACGCAGCCGAGATGGTCACGAAGATCTCTGAGACCACGCGCCAAGACATCAACGACGCGATCGCGGAATTATTGGAGACCGGCGACTGGGAGACGGCCTATGAGGACCTCCTCGACGCCGTGGGCGACAACGCCCGCGCCGAGCGCATCGCGCACCACGAGGTGATGACGGCCGTCTCGGAGGGGCAGCGCGAGGCCTGGGACCAGGCGGTCGACGAGGGCCTGCTGGTCGGCGACGTTGAGAAGACCTGGGTCGTCACGCCGGACGCCAAGCTCTGCCCGATCTGCGAGAGCCTGGACAGCCAGGTCGTGAAGCTGAAGGAGCCCTACACGGACGACGAGGGCGAAGAATATGACGGGCCGCCGGCGCACGTTGGCTGCCGATGCACGGAGGGGCTGGTATGAGCCTCGCGCTCGCAGAACGATTACCTGGCAGGGAGGAGTTAATGGGACCGAACCCGACGCCGGGCATGCTGCTCGAGATGATCAACCAGAGCAACCACGACCGCGATCAGGGACACGGGCGACTGCGGCAGGACATCAACGGCGTCGCGACTCAACTCAGGAGCATGCAGCAATTGGTCGAAAACCACAAACTCCAGCTCGAGCTGATGCGGTCGGTGCCAGTGAACGTCGAGAAGGTCTCGTTCTCGACCAAGCAGCTCATCGCCGTCGTGGGCTCGTGCATTGTGCTCGCGGGCGGCATGTGGCAGCTCCACGT